TGGTTTCATGGACCCCGAAGGAATCGTTATTTTCCATAAGGCCGCACAGGTGCCATTCAAAAAGACACTGAAAGGCGACGAGCTTCCGAAGGGCCAAACGGAGTAAGATCGAAAGGTTTAGACACGGTTACGCGCGCTCCGTCTACTATTGAAGGCGGGGCGCTTCTTTTTGGTATAATGGATGAGCCGGAATAGTTTAGTGGCAAAACTCAGGTCTCCAAAACCTGTATCCAAGGTTCGATTCCTTGTTGCGGTGCCAAACAGTGGGGTAGTTCAGCTTGGTAGAACGCGTGGCTCATAACCACGAGGCCGAGGGTTCAAATCCCTCCCCCGCACCCAATTTACCTAGCCACAAACAGTTGTCCGCATAGGGCAGCGACGGGGTGAACAACTGGGGATGCTTTGCCTTCTTAGGTTTTCTGTGCTAACCTAAATGATATGGCAACCGTCACGCCCGTTCTTGCGCTCGCTGTTCCTCTTGGCATTCCACTGATCGGAGGAAAGTCAATCTCCGCAAAGCTGACATCCTTTGACCCTCCCGGTCTTTTAGGTGGTCTTGTAGCAACGGAACTTGGCAAGATGGGCGGTACAGCCACGGGTTCTCTTTGGCTCACGCAAAACGAGGACGGAACCTACTCGCTCAATGAGAGCGCGGACATTGACATCAAGATCCCAGAGCTTCCCGAAGACGTCTTCAAGTATAGCAACGCTCAGGTTCTTGCGGGTTGGGAAGGCAAGGTATTTGCGAAGTTCGTTCCGCTGAACACTGAGTTTCAGTTGGTTGGAACCGCTGCATTTGAGGTCGCATGAAGATAGACACGAACCTCAGCGCCATCCTACTCATTGGGGCAGTTATCGCGCTCATTGCTCTGTCTGGCATCGCGGAAGGCCAAGTAGGCGCAAACGCGATCTACGACTCGCAGACCCACAAAGCCTACGCCGTCGCCACAACGTCAATCAAACACATCGGAGATCAGGGAAAGTTCAGCCTAGACTTCGAAGGATTCGCAGGAACTTCGACGGGGCCGAATGCAAGTCTGGTAGGCGGTACGACTCTTTGCGTCTCGTATCTGTTTACGGCTTTTCAGCTACCTTTAAGGTTCTCGGTAGGCCCTAGTTTCGAAGTAATCGGAGATCGTAAGCCAGGGTGGGGACTGTTCTTTGGAGTGGGGGCGAGGTTTTAGGGCATGGGCGAACCGTCATGGGTCGTGAAACAGTGGGCAGATTATGATGAGGTCATGGTCGAAACACTATATCCCGCCGATGCAAGACGGCTTTGCGAAGACCTGAACACGATCAATAAGGATCGCCGTTACAAGTTCGTGGTAATGCCGAAGGATTCGAAAGACTTCAAGAGATTTTACAACGGACCCGGATAACCCACAAAATCGTGTAAAATGAACTCGCAGCGTACGGTGACTCCATATCACAGCCCATCCTTTCGTTTCCGGGGTGGGCCTCCTTATTTGTGATATACTGAAAATTGAGAGGGCGGCGCGAACCGCCCATATCTCACGCGAACGTTGGAGGTTCGACATGGACAGATTTAGTTTAGACCAAGAAGCGATGACAAGGCTTGGCGCTCCCGATGGGATTGATGCCGCCTTTCACGACATGCAGGTTGCAGGCGTCAGACCAAAGGTTTGGATTGTCCAGTCGTTCACTTACGAAGCCACGAATATCGAAGGTGTCTGGCAGACTGAAGAGGACGCCAGTCGGCATGTACAGAGGCTAAGAGAAGCCGATGCAAAGTTTGATCGCGATGTGTACGAAATGGACTGGTTTTATGCCGATGGTCCATGTATCCCTGAGAAGGTGATCGCGTGATACAAACCAAGGGATTGACGCTGGAAGGAGTGATCGCAGGTGTAAACATGCTTGCCAAGTACAAGCAAACTCCTCGCGAGTTGATATTTCCCGAACCGATGCCGCCGATACTGTGGACAGAAGAGATCCCGGAAACGTCCCCTACTTTTGGAACAATCAGACTCCAGTTCGGGCAGTGGAAAGAAAAGGATAGAATTATCGACGGCTGGCACGTCATGAAGGAAGTAAACGAAAACGAACTCAAAAGAATCCAGAACCACTTCATGGGATTCGAAATGGACCAACCGCACGCCGTGGCTATCCTAAAAGACGGCAACGAGTGGAAAGTGTCCATTGATTGGTCAAAGGTGAGTAAGTGATAGACTTCAAAAAGCTACTTTCGATGGGCATCAGCCTTGTTTGCTATGAGAGCAGCGAACCACTCGAAGGATGCACAGGTTCGTTCAGGATCAACGTATTCAAGGCACCTGATACCGATGGTGAGTTCAGAGTCACCGCGAGCGGCAATGACTACGCGGAAGCAATCGCAGACCTTGAAACGTGTCAGATGGAAGTTTTGGAGCGAGTAGGTTTGCCGTACGTTGAAGGAATGAGTGAATTATGAGCGTAACTTGGCTGGCTGGACCGTATCGAGTCACCGACATCGAAGTGACGGCCCATGAAATCGAACCAGGAGGCGACCGAGAATACGTTTTTACGTGGGTCAATCCAGAGTGTGAATATGTTCGCGTTTCAATTCAGATGCTTGACTCTCTGGTAAAGATCCCGTGGGAGATGAAGGAAGTTTGGCGGGACGATTACACCTCTGTATTCCAAAGGTTGGACATGACAACGCCGCACCAAATTACGATTCGTAAAACTTACCTGGAGTTGGTCAAACAATGAGCCGAGAATCATGCTGTAGGTCAAAGAGACGCTACGAACATCAGAGCGACGCAGAGAGGCAAGTAAGGCGGTTAAACAGCCCATTCCTAGCTGCGTATAGGTGTCAGTTTTGCAATAAGTATCACGTAGGGCACTATTTCAAGGTGAGATGACCTCGCAGAAAAATCAGGGAGAATCAGTTAACCAAATGGTTACGCGTTCCGTGATGTAGGATAAAGGCATGGCTAAGGCCAAAGAGCAACCAGAAAAGAAGGAATACGAGGTAGGCAATAAGAAGCCTCCGAAGGCCCATCAGTTCAAGCCAGGGCAGTCAGGGAACCCGGCAGGCAAGCCAAAAGGCACGTTCACGCTGACTGCGATCCTAAGAGAGCAGCTGGAAAAGGACAATGGCAAACTGGCAAAGGAACTCATTGCCGATGCGATTGCGAAGTCCAGAGAAGGAAACGGGGCCATCTTCAAGATCATCTACGACCGGATGGACGGGGTTCAGAAAGCCGAACTCGACCTCACCTCGGGGAATCAGCCCATCAAAGCCCTGATCGGAGTGGACATTGACGAAGTTTGACGCTACTTGAATTTATCGCGGTATAATCAAGTAGATGAAAGGCGGTCATGGAGGCAAGCGTAAAGGCGCTGGAGCCCCGACGAAAGATCCATCAGGCAAGAAAAGAGCCGAAGAGTCGTTCTTCATCACGAAGGACGAGAAGCGGTTTTTGAAAGAATGCTTGGATCAGCGCCGGAAGTCAAAAGGAGCAAGTGATGAGTTTATTGGATGAAGGGAACTGTTTTCTTGAAATGATACGGTCGCCTCAATTTGCCAAAGCTGTCGAGCACATGAAAGCTCAGCAATCAAGGATCGAAAGTATTCGCAGCGAAACTGGACAGTTGTATTTCATGATCGGCCACGACGACGAGCCCGAGGTGATTGAGTGATGGCAAGCAGCAAGAGGCGAGTAAGGAAGTGGGTCGCGAGAAAGCGAAAGGGACGGTCGGTCTCATTTTATGCTTCATGCCCTGAAGTTCTGGGGCCGATTTTTTATGATGCGCCAGCATATGAATATCCTCAGTTCGGTCGCGCGATCAGGTTGGTTGAATCTTACGATGACGGCACGTGCCTCTACGAGCAAACCGGTCCCGTATACCAAATGTCCAAAGACCCTCGTTTCGAGGCGCAGGTGAAGCAATGAACGAGAAGCACTATGGCCGTCCGTTAGATCCGTGGCCCAATGTAGCTGCGCCTGTGCAACAAGATTCAAACGTCCAAATCCCAGGCTTAGAACTCGGTAAGATCATCCAACAGCAAGCCGAACGTATCGAGTTCTTGGAGTCGGCATTGCGGGAAGTGAAATCGTCGCTTGAAATGCATGTGAGGCTGGATTCTTTAGGAAATTCTGAGATCATGGGCACGCTGTGGTCTGAGTGGGGGAATGTAGCATCAGGGCAAATCGAACCAGCGCCAAACCTACTGAAGTGGCTTCAAGAAGAGGAAGCGAAATGAAAGCTGACGAAATCACAGTAGACGTGCGAGTGGCAGGGGCCGAAGAAATGCAACTCCTAACGGAGCAGGTGAAGTTTCTGCGATCATGCCTGATTGAAGTGCGCGACACGCTTGATGTTTACACGGTCGATGAAGGCGATAAAGTAGGGTGTGGGTTTGACTTCGAAGGTGACCCGATGCCTGAGTGTCCAAACTTGAACAAGTGGCTCAATGAGAATCCGCGTCGTTGGTTAATTACGGTGAAGAAATGAAAACCGAAACGATACCTGTTAATATCAGGACAGAATTCGCTGAGGATGTTCAGGTTTTGGTTGATAGGATTGCGTTTCTTGAATCGTGCCTTTCGGAGGTTCGCGATAGATGTGAACTGAACCCTTGCAAGACTCAGCCAGGGAATGTAGTCAGCGACGCTGCCAAACTCGTAATCTGCGCGCCAAATCTTATCGCATGGCTCACGGAGTCAGTTGGCGGAAGCAAGTGACATATCCCGGTATCATGTCCGTTTTTGCTCTTCAGGACTTCGCGCAACTTCAGAGGGTCGAACTAATCAAACAGCAGGAGGTATTGTGGGCAGCCGGGTATCGACCGGTTCCGCGCCAATTCTGCTTGGACTTCAGGGCTGAACTTGACGATCCATCATATGTGCTGACGTACGATTTGAAGAACCATGCATCACAAGAGAACAAAACCCCGCAGAGCTACGAAGTCGAAGAACTTCCCAAGATTTCCACGACCGGCAGGAAATGAGTCGCAATCTCAGTATCTCCAAATATCTCCTGCTAAAGTCGTCGGAGCAAAGTCTGCGCGCAATCGCTTGGTGTTGTTCGAAGTGGAGTAGTGGCGGCTAAGTTCACCCCAACCCCAGAGATGAGGCCGTACCGTCCATATGGTGCGGCCAAAGCCTTGATGTACTGCAAGGACCGAGAGGTTCTACTTGACGGACCGGCAGGCACCGGCAAATCGGCAGCAGCTTTAACTAAATTGTACATATGCTGTGAGAAGTATCCTAACATTCGCGGGATCATGCTTCGAAAGACTCGAAATTCTTTGAGCGAGTCGGGGTTAGTCACGTGGGAAGAAAAGATCGTCCCCCCACGTCATCCGTGCTTAGAAGGTCCAACGCGAAGCCATCGTCAACGCTACGTGTTCCCCAACGGTTCAGAAATCATCGTCGGTGGACTAGACAATCCAGAAAGAATCAAATCCTCTGAATACGACATCGCATACATCCAAGAGTGTACGGAGATCGAAGAGAACGACCTAGAAATCGTCACGTCTCGCCTTCGGAATCATAAGATGCCTTACCAGCAGCTTATCGCGGACACAAACCCGGATAGGCCAACGCACTGGTTAAACATCAGATGCAACCAAGGAAGAACCATGCGGTTATTATCACGGCACGAGGATAACCCCGTTTTCTGGGATCACAAAGCGAACGATTGGACGGAAGCTGGTAGGCAGTACGTATTAGGAACGCTTGAATCGCTCACCGGCCCCCGTAAAGCTCGCCTTCGCTACGGAATATGGGCAGGCGCCGAAGGAACGATCTACGAATCCGAGTGGAACGCAAACATCCACGTCATCGACAAGTTTGACGTTCCGATCGAATGGCCACGATACTGGGTGATCGACTTCGGTTTTAACAATCCTTTCGTTTGGCAGGAGTGGGCAGAGAACCCAGACGGTGAGCTATTCAGGGTTCAAGAGATTTATAAGACGCACACGATTGTAGAGGATCACGCAAAACGCATCCTAACTTTAACGCAGGGCCATCCTAGACCGAAAGCGATCATCTGCGATCACGATGCGGAGGATAGAGCCACTTTAACCAGACACTTGGGAGGGTTGATGACCGAAGCCGCGACAAAGGCCGTAAATCCAGGTATAGAAGCCATGAAGGCCCGATTAAAGATCGGCGAGAACCAGCGGCCAAGGATGTTTTGGTTCCGTGACGCGGTGGACGAAATCGACCCGGTATTGGTTGATGCGAAAAAACCCACATCTTCCATCGAAGAGTTCGACGCGTACGTATGGGATACAAGAGGTGGGCAGAAAAGGGGTGATGTTCCGCTGAAAGAGTCAGACCACGGGAAAGACGTCGAACGGTATCTGGTAGCTTACAGGGATCTTGACCAAACGGCGTTCAGCTCGGCTATCCAATTCATGAAGGGGTTTACGCTCAAAAGCTGAAAATGGTCTATCCTGTAAGGCGTTAAATGAAAATTCCGTGGGTTTCGGGGCTGATTGAGCGGCAAGTTCAGGATAAGATAGCCCGGATTGCGTCTCAGCTTTCCACGGACCACGAAAGGGTCAAGATTCAGGTAGCGCAAGAGATGGCCGAAATGATGCGTGGGTCTGAACTTATGGCCCCCGTTCCAGTTTCTTACCCCCAGACGGGCGGCTCTCCGTATCCCCTCTACGGATACGACCGCCCTATCTGGTATGCGACTCCGATTTCCCCTCGTGGACCTAAACCAGACACCCAGGTAGGCGTAGATACCCTTCGGAGATTTGCGGACACGTGGGACCCCCTTAGATCCATCATCAACCATCTTAAAAGGGAGATGGAGGTTCAGCCATTCGCTATCGTTGCGAAAAACGAGGATAACAAATCCACGCGAACGAAGAACCGAATCATCCAGGCTACGCAGTTTTTCGAAAAGAGAGGCGGTCTAGGAGAAATCAACGAGGATCGCCGCGAGTTCGAATCGAAGATTTACGACGACGCATTAATCGTGGGCGCTTACTCTGTTTGGAAGAACTTAACGAGAGGCGGTCAGTTGCTTCAGGTCCTACCGATTGACTCCGCAACGATTCGCCCAAGGATGGACGCTTATGGTTGGCCGGGGCCGGGCGAGGATTGGTACGAGCAGTGGATTCTCGGCATGCTCATTACGGGGTTTAAGCCTGAAGAGATTGTCTACACGGGCTTTTGGCCGATCACGTACTCGCCCTATTACAAGTCCCCCGTTGAATACCTCTTGGCGACGTGTTTAACGGGGGTGAAGGCTGACGAGTGGAACCGCGTTTGGCTCACTGATGGCAATACTCCGGGTTCGATGATTTCCATGCCCGAAGGATGGCAGCCGCAGCAGATCCAAGAATATTGGACGTGGTTCACTGAGATGCTATCGGGTGACTCCAAGGCACGGAATAGGATGATTCCTTTGCCGGGTGGTGCTAAGAGCGCAGGACAGTTGTCACGGAAGGATCAAGACTTTGAGATCATGGAGATGAATCTAATCCGAAGGGCTTGTGCCATGTTCGGGGTTCAGCCTGCGTCTATCGGGTTCGCAGGGGAGCAGTACAAGGTTTCTCAAGAGGGGGCACACAAGCAAACCTCTAAGATCGGGGCTGGTCAGCTATTGCGTCTCAGGAACGAGCTTTATAACGACATCTTGTTCGACCTAGGCTACACCGACTTAATGGTCCAAACCGACGATGAGAATTCGGAAGATCCATTAGTGAAGGCTCAGCGCCAGAACATCCAAGTCGGTGGACCTACCCGAACGATTAACGAGGTCCGCCAAGAGAACGGAGACGATCCTATCGAAGGTGGAGACATTGTTCTTCGGCCTACGACGATGGAAGATCCAAACGCGCCACCCCCTGAGCCCACGGGAATGAACCCAGCGGACAAACCTTCGGAAGGCGATAAGACCGTACCTAAGACGGACACTCAGGCAGAAGATGACCTTAACCGTTGGATGCGTAAGTCTCTAAAAAGACTGAAGGAGAATCGACCAGCTCAGTGTGAGTTCAAGTCAGACGTTCTGCCTGAAGATAGCTTGGAGATGATTCGCTTGATGCTGACGAAATGCTCAGACGCGGAATCTGTCCAGAGATTGTTCGCCACGGTTAAGCCGGGAATCCTAGCGATGGTCCATCGGGCGGAAGCGCAACCAACTGCGCCTCATGTGATTACGGGTTCCGACGTTTCAGACGAAGAAGACGAACCCGAGCCCGATAAGAAAAAGAAGAAGATCGTGCCGTTTTTGATCCTCATTCTGAAAGGTCAGGCAAGAAACATTTACGAAACATACGGGCTACTGGCTTCGGGTGAGATCGTCAAATCTCAGTTTGTGAACGGGATCATGGATGGGCTCACGGTGGCACATCAGCAGGCCGCGTATCTGGGGTCTTTGAGGGCGAAAGGTCAGGACGTCTTAACGATGACGGTTATCCCTGACGGCCTTCGAACGCTTGGATCGGACCAAGCCGAGACACAAATCCCATACTTAGAGAAGTTTGCCGACGAAATTCTAGCCGGTCAAGTGAGCGATGC